CGGAGGACTTTTACATGGGATGTGATGGTTCATCTGGATGTCTTGATGGTACATTGGCTTTTCCTAGAGTGTGGACTGGAATAACAAGAGATTCTGCTGATATAACAGCGGATTACATGACATATCTAACTGGTAGTGAGCCTGGACTTGTTGCTTATTGGCAATTTAGAGGATCTTTTCTAGATGAAACATCAAATGATAATGATCTTGATAATAATAATGGAGCTACTTTTTCACTAGATACTCCTTTCCGTTTAATTGATGATCCTTTTGAATCAGTAGTTGTTGCTGAAAGTACAGCACAGGAAGTTGTTGAGGATGATTCGCTTAGCATTGATGTTAATGATAGTATATCAATTACCGAAGATGTAACTATTGGTCAAGATGATCTTTCAATTAATGTTAATGAGGCTGTTACTATAAGTGAAAGTATTACTATAGGACTTGATGATTTGAATATTGATATTAGCGATAGTATTAGTATAACTGAAAATGTTGAGATTAATCTGAATTCAAATATAAATGTTGACGATGATTTAACGATAAGCGAAAGTGTTACTACGTCCCTAGACATCAGTATAAATGTTCTTGAAAATATAATAATCGTAGATTTTGATAGTCAGGAAAATGAATTGAATATCAATGTAATTGAAGACGTAACTATTGCAGATGTACCAAGTGTAGCATTTGAAGAAATCGGAGCATTAACTATAAATGTTGTTGATAATTTATCAATCGCTGAAGATATAACCATTGCTCTATCTGACCTATCAATTAATGTTAATGATAGTGTATCTATTTCTGAAAACGTAAGTCTATTATCTGAATTTAATGTTGATGTTAATGATGGTATATCTATCACAGAAGATGTAAGTTTATCACTTGGACTCAATATTAATGTTAATGACAGCGTATCTATTACGGAAGATATTGAGATAGCACTTGAATCTAATATTAATGTTAATGATAGTATATCAATTACGGAAAATGTAGTTACTGCACTATCTGATTTATCAATTAATGTGAATGACAGTCTTTCTATTACGGAAAGTGTTACTATCTTAGTTCAGGAAATTGGTGTGCTTAGTTTAAGTGCAGGTGAGGATATTTCAATAGTAGAAGATATTAATACAATATTAGAAGCTAACATTAATGTTAATGATAGTATCTCTATTTCAGAAGATATAACTGTTTCAATTGAAGCGATTGCTCTCTTGAATATCAATGTTAATGATAGTATATCTATTTCTGAAAATATAATAACTGTTCTACCTGATTTATCAATTGATACTAGTGATAATATTTCCATTGCAGAAGATGTAACTGTTACTCTACCTGATTTGTTAATTAATACTAGTGATAGCATTTCTATTTCTGAAAGCACCTCTATTGTTTTTGAAGAAGCTGGACTCTTGAGTATAAATGTAGGTGATGATATTTCTATTGCAGAAAGTGTAAGTGTTATTCAATCTGATCTGTCAATTAATGTTAATGACGATATATCCATTATTGATCTTGATAGCCAAGAAAATGAATTTAATATCAATGTTAATGATAGCCTATCAATTTCTGAAAATGTAGATGTAGTTTCTGAATTTAATATCAATGTTGCTGAAGTAGGAAAAGAAGAGTTAAGTATTTCTCAACTAGTTAACGATAATAAAACTACTTGTGGTGATCCTAGAAAAGTAGCACAGACATTTAAAATTCCAGATGGCATAGAGAAGCTTACTAAAGTTGAATTGTTAGTATATTCTAGATATGAGACTCTGTTCACATATAATCTGCGAATCTATGATTCAAATGGTTCTTTGCCTGAAGGCGGTACACTATTAGCCACTAAGAGTGCTACAACTGGTAATTTCTTTATAAACCAATGGTTAATTTTTGAACTTGATTCTGAAATTGATGTTACCCCAGGAGACACTTATGTAATCTGGCTTCAAGGTACTTTTGGTGGGGTATTTGGTGGACAACAAGGTTTATTTCGCTCATCGACTAGTGTGTATTCTGATGGTGTCGCTTATGAAAATTATGATGGAAGTACTTGGTTTTTGAAAAGTGATCGTGATTTCGCATTCAAAGTATATGGAAAAAGTGGAGCATTTCAAATTGATGAAGACACGGATGTAGTTTCTGAGTTTAATATTAATGCAAATGAAGGTCTATCTATAAATGAAAACGTAAGTGTGGAAGTTGGTGAAGTGCCTAGTCTATCAATTAACGTTAACGATAGTGCAACGATAAGCGAGAATATTGATATAGATCGAGAAGTTTCTATTGATATTTCAGAGTCAGTAAATATTACAGAAGATGTAAGCACATCAATATCTGATCTGAATATTAGTACAAGTGAAAGTATTTCAATTACTGATAGTCCTACTACATACATAGAACTTCCATATTTTGAAATAAATGTAACTGATAGTCAAACTATTTCAGAAGATACTAATCAAACCGTTATAGATATTCCTGATCTTTTCCTTAGTATATCTAATGATATAAGTATCACGGAATTAACAGATTTAAACTTATCGCAAAAGTATACTTATATGGATAATGTAAATAGGTATTCACATTTTAGTGAGAGTGAAAATCCTTTTAGTGGTAATGGCGATATTTATAATAAAAAATTAATTTAAATATATGTACACAAATAAAACAAAAGTTCAGAATTATTTAATGACAAATATTGATAGTTCTTTCGATGATCAAATTGAATACTGGGCGACTGCCGCTGAAAAATACATAAACAATTATACGAATAGAAAAGATGGTTTCGAGGCAAGTACGAAAACAAAATATTATGATGGTAATGGAGAAAGTGAATTGTTAATTAATTCTTTTACTAGTTTGACTACAGTCCAGATATTAGATGATAATTCATCTTCTGTTGGATGGACATTAACAGAAGGGATAGATAATGATTACATAACATATCCTGCAAATGATACTCCGAAATACAAATTAAAATTGACAACCAATTCAAGTGCAGGTGCTTTCTATTCTGGATCACAAAGAATTAAAATCACAGGAACATTTGGTTACGCAACAACAGTTCCGAAGGATATAGAATTAGTAGCAACCATCCTTGTCGCTGAAATAGTTAAACAAAGTAGAGATGGTGGGTTAGCAATTTCTCAAGGGCTTGGTGATTACAGTACTAGTTTTGAAACTTTCTCTGATACTGCATTGAGAATAACAGATGTTAGGAATATTCTTAATAGTTATAAATTACTAAAGATTTAATATGTTTGAAGAATTAGATACAGAAATAAATTCACTATTAAGTGATATTGCTACTGAGCAAGCAGAATACTTAATTAGTTCTAGTAATACAAGATATAAACAATACTTACGAACTAGTGAAAGTGATTTTGATTATAGTGTAACTGAATATTACTCTAATCATACTGAACTAGGATACCAAGTATTATTCTATAAAACTAGTGATGATGTAAAATATATAAAATCAGTAGGATATGGGACTGAAGAATTGACTAGAACATATGATTGGAGGCAATTAATAGAGGATGATGAAGTTTAATAATAATAAAGAAAAATATGAGATTAACTCATTTATTGACAAGAGAAACAGTTGTTACTAGATTACAAGATGCTGGTGATAATACAATGGCTTTATCTACAGTCACCTCGGTGATGATGTGTGAAATACAGCCATTGTCTGATGAAAAATCAAATATTTCAAGTGAAGTTTTTGGTAAGACTTTTGTAATATATACGGATGGTAGAGTTAGTTTATATCCTGGAGATACTTTACAAGATACGGATGGAAATAAATATACAGTAAAGTCTGGCGGTGTGTCTTTGAGGCAATTTAATTCAGTGGGCTACACTAAGACGATTATAGAATTAACGCAATAATAATATGTCAGTCAGTTTTAAAATTGAAATAAAAGGATTGGATAAAATAATGGCTGGATTCAAAAAATCACCACTTACTACTTATAAATATTTGAATCAGGCTATAAATAAATCTGCATGGCAAATTACAAATGATGTAAAATCTGCCACTCCTGTTAAAACTGGAACATTGAAGCGTGGTATTCGACCTGAATTTGGGCAATTAAAGGCTGTTATTAAGCCACACAACGCTCCTTATGCGTATTGGGTGCATCAGGGTACAAATGCTCATGTAATAAGACCTAGAAGGAAAAAAGCACTATCTTGGAAAGGAGCAAAGCATCCAGTTAAATACGTTAGACATCCTGGAACGAAAGGAAAACCATTTATGCAAATCGGTGCTAAAAATTCAGAAGGGAAAGTTGGTAAAACATTTAGTGACGCATTAGATAAAATAGTAAAAGAATTATAAAAATATGTTAGAAAATTTAATACAAAAAATAAAAGAATTAATAGATGAAATATCTGGTATTGCATCCGTATATGAATATGAGCCAGAGAAATTTGAAAACACTCCTGTTGTTGTTATAGTGCCAAGTTCAAATGAAGATGAATATAAAACTAGTAATGAAAATACTAGGGTGTATGCTTTTGACTTGAGAATATTTGTGAATAGATCGGTCGCTCCAGAAGGTAATGATGTTGATGAATATGCAGATAGGATATTGAGAGGATTGGTTGATGATGTATTGGATAAATTAGATAGTAATTATGGATTATCAGGAATTTCAGTTCCTACTGGATATACATTCTGTAATATGACAGTATCGCCTAGTAGTTGGGGAATTGCTGGAAGAGAGGATGAATACAGAGTTGCTGAATTAGATGTTAGATGTAATGTAAGTGTGAACTTGAATTTAATTTAAAAGGTCGGTGATTATATATAAAATTAATTAATTAATAAATAGAAAAAATATGAGTAAATTTATAGGAAGAGATCTAGCTGTTGGTATCGGCTTAGAATCTTCAAGGGGTACAGGTGTTACACCTACTCATTGGCTAAATGCTACTAATTTTAGTTATTTTGATAGAGCTGTTAAAGCTAGATCAACTGCTTCAACTGGTGGTATTTGGGGTGGTGATCAATCTTTGGTTGCTAGAAAATATGCTGAAGGTGAAATTGAATGTGAAATGGACGATGTAAGTTTTGGACTAATTGCTTATGGTACGCTTGGAAGCCTTAGTAGTGCTTCTTTTAATGGTGCTTATAAGCATACCTATTCTTTATTGAATAGCTCAGAACATCCTAGTCTATCTATCAGTACAACTGATCCAAATAGCGATAATATTTTTGAGCTTTCAATGGTTGACACTTTGTCAATAAATTATAGCCCTGAAGCTTTGGTTACTTACACAGTAGGTTTTAAATCAAAGAGTAGTGCTGGTAGTTCTGTTACTTCTGCCTATCCTGCTAATAACAAATTTCTAGGAAGACAGTTAGCTGTTAAGGTTGCTTCTGACACTACTGGATTAGATGTTGCTTCTAAATTAACTTTGGAAAGTGCAACTGTTAATATCACAAAGAATACAGACTATTACAATGTAGTTGGATCTGTACAGCCTAGTGATATTAATAATAAATTATTTGAGATTACTGGTGAGATGACAATTTCTTTTGAGGATAATACTTATAGAGATTATATGCTTAATGGTGATTACAAGGCATTGAGACTAGACCTAGTTAATGAAGATGTAACAATTGGAACAACTAATCCATCTTTCAGACTTGACTTATCAAAAGTTGATTTTGATTCATGGGATGTTGATTATTCACTTGATTCAATAGTAATGCAAACAATTACATTTACAGCATTATATGACTTAGGTGGAAATGATAATATGATTAATGACTGTTATATCATTAATGAGGAAACAAGTTATTAAATAAATAATTAAATAGTAAATAAATAAATTGTATGAATAGAGAAACAAAAAGAGTACAGCTATCAAGCTGTGAAGTGGAAATTATCACTTTTTTGACTTGGGGAGAAAAAGAAGAAATCCAAGGTGAAATCTTAAAAGGTACAAAAATGAATGACAAAGGACAAGCAGATTTCAATCCAGCGTCTTTACTTAATACAAAGAAAAAGGCACTGAAGTTATCTGTTAAAAAGGTTTATTCAAAAGATGGATCTGAACAAGAATTCACAATGGAATGGATGAATAATCTGTCTATTGAAGATGGGGATAAACTTTATCAAGCGGTTGATGAAGTAACTAAACCTAAAAAAAAACAAATAGACAAGGAATAGTTTTAGAACTTCGCGGAAAGAGGGCTATGTCTTCTGAAACGATCTACGAATTATTATCAGACAGATATGGTTGGCTACCAAGTCAAATAAGGGGTGAGAAATATCATGATATTATGAGCTATTTAGAAGTAATAGATGCAAGAGCTTATATTGATAAAATAAATCATAAAAACTTACAATATGGCAACAGATACTAGGCGTGAACTGCAAATCGTAATTGAGGCAGTTGATAACGCCTCAAAACAATTAAAACAAATCACAGAAAATATGGGTGATTTGGAATCTACTACTCAAAAGAGTATTAGTTCTACGAGTGATATGACCAAGGCTGTTGCTAAGGGTAATCTTATTTATGATATTACTTCAACTATAATTAAAAAGGCGGCGAGTGGTTTTAAAGATTTGATAACACAAAGCACAATCGCAAGTGGTCAATTAAAACAAAATCAAGCTGTTATAATGGGACTTGCTGAGAATGTTGGCTGGACTAGGGATAATGTACTTAGTCTAGTTAGTGCTATCCGAGAAGAGGGTAAGGACTTATTAACTGCTACTGAAATTACTAAAACAGCGATTAGTGCTAATTTAGAAATGGCACAAGCTCAAGAAATAGTTGCTAGAGGTCGTGATGTAGCTGCGGCTTCAAATAGAAATTCAAATGATGCGATTAGAGGAATGATTCAAGCTATTGCTACATTAAAACCAGGATTAGTTGAAAATTATGGTTTAATGATTAGTGAAAGAATTGCGTATAGTGAATTTGCTGAATCAGTTGGTAAGAGTACTAGTCAATTAAGTAAAGTTGAAAGACAACAAGCTCTATATAATGCAATCATGGATCAGGCGAAAGAAAAGCAAGGTGCTTATGAAGATGCTATGGGTAGTTGGCTTAAAAAAGCTAATTCCGTAAAAGATCTAATGGATGAAACTAAAATGGTTTTGGGTGGTTTGATGGATGCAGGGCTGAAGCCTATTATTAATATAGTGTATACAGCCTTAAAAGCCTTTAATCAATGGGCTATGGATAGTGAAGGTAATCTTAATCCCGCCTTACAAGGGATAAGACAAATAATTGGGGTTCTGGCTTTAACAATATTCAAAGTAGGACAGCAAATGTTTTTATTAGCTAGAGAAGTATTAGCTCCACTTGCTGATGCTTTTAAATTAGCAGGTGGAAATGCAAATACTTTTTCAACTTATATAATCGTAACAGGAAGAGTTGTCAGTACCGCTATAACTATTTTCAGATTCTTCATTAAGACAATCGCAAATTTTGGAGCGATGATGATTGAAGCTGGTGGAGTAGCAGTTGGAATAGCAAAAGATATTTTTGGTGCGTATAAGAATTTATTCAGCAATCTAAAATCTGGATTTTCTGCTGTTGCAAAATTCATGGTTGGTGATTTTGATGGAGCTAAGGAGGAAATGACGAAGGCAATGTCGTCTGTTTTTGAGAATACAATAAGTTCTTTTCAACAGTTTAGCTCTACTAGCGAAGCAATTACTAATCAAATGGAAAGTGATTTCTATGACTTAGGTGATTCAGTTGATAAACTTTGGGACTTCGATGCTATGCAAGCAGAGATAGATATGATGGCTGAAGCTGGAAGTGGATTTGCAGATAGTCTTACAAATGACTTTGGATTAATTAGTAGTGCTTCATCAGATATGGCTGATAGTTCTAGTGGAGATGCAAAGGAAATGACAAGTGCTTGGGAGAAATTCGGAACATCAGTTTCTAAAATTGCTGATAATATGGCTAGTAAATTTGAAGAATCTCAAGAAAAAATAAGAGATTTAATTTCAGAAACAACTAGTTTAAATGTAGAAAAAGCAAAAGATGAGTTGAGTTTCAGACAAGGAATTGCAGAAGCTTATGTTGACCAAGAAGAAACTGTAGCTGATTTGAGAGCTGATTGGCAAAGTGAAGGGACACAAAATACTAAAGATGAATTGTTAAATGAATTAAAAATTCAAGAAGAAGCATTGGCTGAAAGAAAACATTTGGAAGCATCATTTTCAAATGAAATTGCAGAAGAACGAAGAAAGAGAAGTTTAACTGAATTTGAAAGAGAATTGGAAGATTTAGATAGATCTAGACAAGTAATGGAAGAAGAATACCAAACTAAAATATTAGCTATAAAGAATGAACTTTCTGCTGAATTAGAAAAGCAAGCAAAATTAGAACAAATACAAGAGTATGCTTCATTGAAGCTAAAGGAATTTTTATTGAATAATGAAAAGGCTACAGTTAATAGTATTAATAATGAGATAGAAAAATACAATCAATTAGCTACTGCTATTAGTAAGGCAAGAGCAGGTCAAGCATCAAGAACTCTTGGTACTGGTGAGATTACTTCTGGATTAGCAACTTTGGGAATTCAACAAGGTCAATTAGCACCGATTAGTTTAACAATTACAGGAAATTCTTTCTTGGATGAAAATGCGAGTGTTCAAATGGGTGATCAATTAATGGATATATTAAAAAGTAATATAAGAATATAATATGGCTTCAATAGTAATTACAATTAATGGTGAAGATAAGACAAGAAATGTAGAAACTAATAGTCTTCAAATTGATAATATTTTAACTAGGCAAACTGATAGATGTAAATTAAGTGTCTATAAAGTTAAAGATGGAACTCTTTTGAATTATACTCCGAACATAGGAAGGGAAGTAGTTATCACAAGAGATGGCACTAAAGTTTTTGCTGGATTAATTACAAGAGTTACACAGAGCTTGAATACAACTGGTGTTCTTATTTATGATTTGGATTTAGAAGATTATACTAGATCATTAGACAGGAGATTAGTACCTGATACTTATTCGGAGATGACGGTTAGCGAGATTATAGAATCTATGATCGCTAATTATACAAGTGCTAGTGATGGGATAACTACAACTAACGTAGATTGTGATACTACTATTGACTATATAGCATTTAATTATCTTCCAATATCTAAATGTCTAACACAATTAGCTGATACTGTTAATTATGATTGGTATATTGATTATGATAAAGATATACATTTCTTTGCAAAAGATTCTAATCCTGCCCCAGTAGAGTTGGAAGATGATACAGCTACTTACTTAATTAATACTTTAAAAATAAGAAGAGATAATAGCCAACTTAGAAATGTTATCTATGTTCGTGGTGGCGAATATTTAGGTTCTACCTTTACAACTGAAGTTGAAGCAAATGGAATAGATAGTATTTATCCACTTGGTTATAAATACGATGGATTATCAGTTACACTAACTGGTCAATCTTTAAATGTTGGTGTTGATAATTTAGATGATGAAGATGATTATGATGTGTTATGGAATTTTCAAGAAAAAATTATTAAGTTTAGAGATTCAAGAATTCCAACAGTAGGATCAACAATGCGAATTGGAGGAAAACCATATTTGCCAGTTCGTATAAAAGAAAGAAATAGTAATTCTATTGACGCTATGGTTTCAGCAGAAGGTGGAACTGGAGAATATGAGTATTTAATCATTGATAATACAATTGAAACTAAACAAGAGGCAAGAGATAGGGCGACTGCTGAATTGAATGCTTATAAATTAACTTTAAATGAAGGTAGTTTCATGAGCTACACAGATGGATTTAAAGCTGGTCAGGAAATTCGTATTAATTCAGAAGCACATGGAATTGATGAGAATTTTATCATAAATCAAGTTACTACTAAAATGAGAAGTTATAATACTTTCGTTTATAATGTAAGTGTAGTAACTACAAAGACTTATGGAATTATAGAATATTTACAACAAATAATAATAGATAAAACAAAAGAATTTAATATTAACCCAGATGAAATTATTGATGTGGTTGAGTCTATAGATGAAACAATAGTTTTGAGTGATGAAATATCTATTTCAACGAGTCATAATATGCAAACCGAAACAATAACAATGGCTGATACTTTCACAGCACAGAGTCTTGATTATGATGTTGAATGGGTACTTGGTCCACATTTACCAGTTGATAATGGAAGAGTTATTCTTTTGGATAGTGGTTACTTATCTTAATTTAAAATAAAAAAATATGGCACTAGATAATAAAGTAGGCGGAGAAAAATTATACGCCTTTGAAATAAATAATTTACATAAAGCGATTAGGCAACTTTCAGAAAATGTTGCTACTTTGAATGCTCGAGGAGTTCATTGGCAATATATAAGTACGGATACATCTTTATCTGTTTCTGGAGATGGAACAACTGATAGTGATACAACTACAATTCCTGTAGGTTGTACTCATATGGTTTGTGATATAACGATGAATTTTGTTACTGGTGAGTCAGTTAAACAGCAATTAATATTAGACATAACTAATCATACTACTGCTACTTGGAGAACAACTGATATAGATACTGCTGGCGTGGATATACAAACAGTAATGAGTATTAGTGGTGATGTATTAACAATGACTTATACTCAAGGCGGTTCTAATGATTACTCAGCCTCAGCAACGATTTATTTTTATACTTAATAATAATTTTTAAAATATATGCTAAATGAAAATCTTTTAAGATTAAATGGTATTCATCAGGATAGATTCAGTGATACTAATGAAACTGATACTACTATTGATTATGCAGATAGTCAGGCTTCTTCTGGTCAGGCTGATGTGGTCGTTGGAAATGGTGGAAACTTTACAGCAGGGCAATCTGTTATTCTTTATGATGGTGCTACTACTTACGAAAGTGCCATAATTGATAGTATTGCAACAAATACCTTAACAATGACTGCGAATTTAACAAATACATACCCAGAAGGATCAAGGATAGGCTACTATCATGGAGTGATAGATACAGATGGGCAAGTTTATTATAAACCACCATGTGGCGATTTAGGAGATGGCTCTGACGGTAGTTTTACTAGTTCTGGAAGTGAAACATGGTCTGCTGAAAAAAATTATACTAGTATCACAATTCAAAGTGGACATACTATTTCCATTGATGGTAATTTCGATATAAAATGTCAAGGAACAGTGACTATTGATAGTGGTGGAACTTTATCTGCAAAAGGATATGGATATGCTGGTGGACTTTTAGAGGTGGGTGGTTATGATGGCTACCAAGGAACAAGTTATGACGGAACCCCAACTACGTCTCATGATGCTAATTATGGTGGTGGAGGAGGTGGTGCAGGTGGCGGAGATAATGATCTTGCTGGTGGAGGAGGCGGAGGAGCTTATGGGAGTGGTGGTTCTAGGGGTAATGGTGACTCTGATTATGAAGGGCTTGGTGGCTCTAGTTATAATGATGCAGAATTGAATGATACATTTACAATAGCTTATCTAAAAGGTTCTGGCGGAGGAGCAGGAGGAAATGCGTATAGTGGCGGCCATGGTGGTGGTGGTGTTGGTGGTGATGGTGGTGGTATTATTCGATTGAATTGTAAGAAATTAGTAGTTTCTGGTGAAATAGATTGTGATGGCGACGATGGAGCTGATGCTACACAACAAGGTACTAATGAGTGGACTACTGGCGGTGGAGGAGGTGCTGGTGGTACTATATTTATTCAATGTAATCAATTAGTAACTGCTGGAAGTTCATTAATACATGCTGATGGTGGAAGTGGTGGTAATGGTTGGTCAGGCACATCCGCTAACCCAAGTTTTAGTGGAGGAGGAGGTGGTAATGGAAGAATTAGGATTGAAGCAGGAAAAGTAACAGGCACAACAAGTCCAACTTATGTTAGTGGATATGGAACTAATGGAAATTATGGAAGATATGGATGGTATCATACAGAATTAATAAATGCAGATAATGAAACCATTACTGCAAATTGTATTATAAAAAATACAGTTGCCCATGATTATGATATGACAAGTACAAGTGGAGCAAGTACTGTTACTGTTTCATCTGGAGATGGTGATAATTTTGATAGTGGTGATACTGTAATATTATTTGAGGGTTCATTGGTAGAAATAGCAACAGTTGATAGTGAATCAGGTGGGGTTATTACAATGGATAGTACTCTTGAAAATTCATATACAACAGCAGGAAATGTCATAAGAGTTGATTTTACACCACAGATTAGTATGAATAATTCAGACGAAAATCAAAATTTCCAAGATATGACAATAAGAGAAGTTTATAATGTTGATACTGGAATATGGAAATTTGTTTTCAATAAAACAGTTAAAGCACTAGCAACAGGAAGTGGTGGTTCTGAAGTGCAGGGAAGAGTTCTAATCGCAAGTCCAAGTAATGATCCGTATTCTAGTATAGAAATATCAGAAATTGATTGGAGTTATTACTAATAAAATAAAATAAATAATATGAAAAATAAAGAAAGTGTTGGTCTTAAAGGTGTTTGGAAAGTAACAATTCGAGATGCCGAAACAAATAAAATAAAAAGAACTTATGAATTCTTGAATATAGTTCCAACGGTTGCAAGGACAATGATTGCTAATAATTTTTCAAATGTTAGTCCAACTAATACAATGTTGATAAATTATTTTGCAGTAGGATCTGGAACAACTGCTGTAGCAAATGGAGATACGACTCTTGAAACAGAAACATATAGAAATGCTCTCGCAAGTAGAACTAGTTCTAGTAATATAGTTTATGCGACTGGATTTATAAGTGCGACAGAAGATAGTGGTACATATTACGAAGCTGGTATTTTTAGTGATGCGACTGGGTCAGCGGATAGTGGAATATTGGTTAGTCATGTTCTTTTAAATGCTCCGACAGGGATTACTAAGAGTTTAACCGAATCACTTACCATAGATTGGACTTTGATTATCAGTTGATTTGATTATTATTCTCATATCAATGGTATTAAAGATGATAACAGAAAGAAGAATTTAAGAGTAATGTTTAGCAAAGAGCATAAGTCTTATCACACATTAGATAATATAAACTTAAACAAGGGCGAAAAAATAATATTAAAATCAAATTTATAAACATGAAAATAGAACCAGGAAAAAATTTAGGGGTATTAATTAAACCAAGATCAAGAAGAGATTATATCTTGGGAAGTTATAGTAATATACTTAAAGAAATATTAAGAGAAGATAGAAATTACGAAGAATATTTACCTATTTTAGAATATCAATCTGGCAAATATGGTGATACGTGGGGTTGTGTCAGTTTTAGTGCATTAAATTGCCTTGAAATTTTATTCAAATGTAAGTATAATATTGATCTTAATTTTTCTGATAGATTTACAGTTGTATTATCTGGAACGAAAATTGGAAGAGGGAATTACCTAACATGGGTTGGTGATAGTATTAGAGAAAAGGATGGAGTTATACCAGAAGAAATGTATCCTTGGGATAGGGTAAAAGAAACATTAGAAGATTATTACAATAAAGATTTAATCACTCAAGAGATGTATGAAGAGGGACTCTTATTTTTAAATAATCATGTAATTAATTATCAATGGGTTCAAGCTGGTGCTGATAATTTCTATGAAGCATTGAAATATGGTCCGATACAGGTTACAGTAAATACAAGAGCAGTGGAAGTTAATGGAATCATACAGAAGATAAATAGTGATGAAGTTCATCATGCAATAACACTGTTCAAAGCAGTTAAAGGAGAGTATTTTGAATGTTATGACCAGTATGAAAAATCAAGAAAAAAATATGCTTGGGACTTTAATTTTGGTACAAGTTTAATTTATACGCTAAGTAAAAAAAATATGAAATTAGTAAAAACAGATAGTTCAAGTACGATCTATTTAATTGATAATCAAAATAATAGAAGAGCTTTCTATGATGAGATTCATTTCGATAGTGTTGCTCCAGTATTAGGGTTAGCAAAACTTAAAGAAGATAATAATGGAGAAACTGATTTTTCTCAAGTAGAAATTATTACTGAAGAAGAAATGAATAACTATAATCTGGAAAGACCTTTATTTATAACATCTAATTAATTAATAAAAAATTTATGTCAAAAGAAATTACACGTGATATAATTGCACTAGCAATTGTGATTGGTGCTATTACGTCATTATTTCTAACAGTAAATCCTGCTGGTGAAGCACTTATTAGAACTTTGGGTGGTTTAGTAGTTGGTTATTATTTTGGGATTCAAGCAATTCCATTGAGTAAACCTGTTGGTGGAATGATTGGTAAAAAGAAAAAATAAACAATAAAATTATAAAAAAGGCTATCTGTATTGATGGTCTTTTTTTTATATTTTTTTTAAATTAATGTGGATAACTCTTTATAGTGCTATTTTCTTCTTTAATATTAAAGGAAAAATAAGGCTTGATTTATTTCTAAATAGAATATATAATATAAATATAATAAATAAGATAAATAAAGAAATATGAAAACCCTTGAGAAGCCATTAATATTTTGTGTAAATTGTGAAGATGATGTTGACGAGGTAGATTTTGAAGGAATGTGTGAATATTGTGCTAATAATTAATATAAATAAAAATATATGAAAAAGAAAATAAATAAATTAATTAAAACTAAGGAAAAGGATTTAATGAAGCAATTAGGAATAAATGAAAGTAAGGTTTTTAAAATAGGTCAATTATCAAGTAAGACAATCGTTGTTTATTGGCACAATGGAATTAAACAATTATTTGAATTAAAAAAATCAATAGAATTAATAAAATAAATTTATGTCAAAAGAAAAAAGTTTAGCACAAACAATGATGCCAAAAGAATTATTTGATATGTTATCTTATAAGTGTCCTGTTTGTAAGAAAACAACAAATGATAAAATTGATAAGGAAATGATAGAAGAAGATGGAATGTGTGCAATGTGTGATAAGGAAAGCACTAATTTCAATATTGGATTAGATTTTGATTATGATGATTTAAGTTAAAATAAATATGAAAAAGTCAAAACATTCAATATTAGACTTAAAAACAAAAGAGTTGATGAAAAAACTTAATATTAAGCCTAGAATTTGCGAGTATTGCAAAGGTGAATATTATCCTCATGTATCAATAAATAATAAAAGCCAATGGGAAGAGCAACGATATTGCTCATCAATTTGCATTGCAAATGATAATTGTAAAACACCAAAAACATTTTATTTTGGATTAAAATTAAAATAATAAAACTATATAACTAATAAATATGTTAGAAGAAAAAAAAGTAAATAAATTATTAGAGGATTATTATAATGGTGATATTGAAAAAGAAGATTTAAAAAGTGAATTAAGTAAAACAAATAACCATTATTTAATAGATTTTATAATAGATGTTTAATAAAAAAATATATGATAAAACTAAGCAAAAAAGAGATTGAAAAAATCTTTAATACTAAAAATTATAAAGAGGAAATTGTAGATAATTTTCATAATTTAACATTATGTAATTTTGTAAATGAATTAGAAGAAAATGAATTAGTAAATTTTAACATAGAATATAGAGAGTCAATGAGTGACTCATGGTTACAAGCTGAATATTATAATGAGGTTATGAGTAAAATTATTATTATTGATTATAATGTTGCTAATTATTATGAAGATTTTGAAGGATTATTTTTACAGTTAAAATATATTAATGACGAATTAATAAAGATAAATGAGCTTATAATTAGTTAAGTAAAACAAATAATCATTATTTAATAGATTTTATAATGGATGTTTAATGAAAAAATATATGGAATTTAAAGACGAAGTTTGCTCTCTAGAGCTTTCTAAAAAATTAGAAGAGTTAGGGTTTAAACAAGAGAGTTTATTTTGGTGGACTCATTATACACATGAAGGTAGTAGAAAAATGAGTTGGGAAGTTGAAGATTATGAACCAAGTTATACAGATGGTAGAAAAAAATATTCAGCATATACAACCAGAGAACTAGGGGAGATGTTGCCAGATAAATATTCAGTCAGTAAGGTTGGAGGTGATGGTTGGTTTTGTTATAAGTATGATAATAAATATAATCTGTCAATGACAAAAATTTTAGGGATGCCAGAAAAAGAAGGAGAGTCAAACGCAAGGGCTACATTATTAATCTATTTAAAAGAAAACAATCTAATTTAGTAAATAAAAGTTAAAAACTATGGGACAATATTATAAACCAGTTAATCTGGATAAAAAAGAATCTATATATACACATGACTATAATTCTGGGTTAAAATTAATGGAACATTCTTATCTTGGAAATGCAGTAATGAATGTTGTAGAGAATTTATTATCACCAGTGGGTGATTGGTATAAATGTAAATTAGTATGGGCTGGAGATTATGCCGAAGAGGAAAAACAAAGACATAAAAATATCTATAATTTAATTGAAAAAAAAATAACACCAATAGAATCAAAATCATTTTACAGATATATTATTAACCACACTAAAAAATTATATATTGATAAAGATAAAATAAAAGAAGATGAGGATTCTACTGGTTTAAAAATACACCCTCTATCATTATTAACTTGTGAGGGAAATGGACGAGGTGGTGGTGATTATTATAAAGAGGATATTAGGATAGGAAATTGGTCTAGAAATGTAATATCAGTAGAAAATAAAATACCCAAAAACTACAATGAAATCAATGGTCAATTCTATGAATAAATAACTTATCTTTGGTTCAACCAAATATAAACCCAAATATAAACCCAAAGATAAACCCAAACCGATATATAATAATATTATAATAATATTATAATATATAGTCTTTCCTTTTAAATCTAATGTATATTCCAAAGTCTTGTTTTATTAAACCTGATTAAGTGTTAATACGTAGTATTTCATGAAAAATGGCGGTAAATTTCAATGATACTATGATTTGTATATATTTAT